AGGAGGAGCCGGAGGCGCACCTGGTGGTGTCATGCCTGGTACTGGAGGAGCAGCCGACATTGCTTTGGCTTCGGGTGAAGCACCACCGGCCTGTGGCAATGACTGCAACAATTGTAAAATTTCTGACTGCTGCAATTCGTTGGTTTTTGCTTTACGCGCACCAAGGATGCTAGAGGCTGTGCGAATGGCAGAAAGAACTTTTTGTCCTTCAGGCGATTCACTACCTAGAGCTGGCAGACTTTGCTCAAGCAAGTCCATTGCCATGCCTACGTTAATCAATGCGGCTTCGCGGTTACCCATCTTGGGTTCAGGCGTTGACATGGGTGCTGCCATCGGGGGGGCAGATGGTTCTGACATTCCGGTCGGAGCGTCGGGAGTCGGAGGTACGCCGCCTGGTGTGGCAGAGTCTTTCTGACTTTTCATCAATGCCATCAACTGATCTGGTGGGACAGCCATGTCAAATTCCTAAGTAATTTTCGACAGAATAATCCTCTGTACGCGTTTGTCAAGAGGAGGAGTAATTTTTTTGGTTCCCGACCCTCGGCAGGACTTAACGGCTACACACAATTACTTGCGTGATTTACGGCCTTTACGCGATTTACGCATAGTGCACTCCTTGAAGAATGACGGCCACCAAATTTTAGGGAAGGCAGCCAAACCCTTTTATACCCTGAACAGGTATCCTTCCTAACCTCTTACCGCCCTGCCATAATTGCGCGGGGTAGTATTTCGGTCAAAACTTTTAGTTGATACACGATACTGCAAATTTGGACTTTGTTCACCACGTTTTAATGACTCTGTAGTCACTCGCGGCTGATCTGCCTTGGGCTGTACATTTGAGGCCATTACTTTTCCTTTTTAGCGTCTGGTTCAGGTTTAGGCTGTGAAGCCTCCTTTTCCATGCGCCGTTTCAATTTGTCTTTCAACAATTGTTTCATCGGAGGCTCTAGCATATCAAGTAAGGATTCTTTGTCAATAGCTTGAGCTTTAAACAGGCTAAACGCTAATTCTTTGGTATCTTCCGTAAAGATTGGCGAGTTGGAATGAGCATCCACTTTCACCACAAAATCACGGGTAAATTGTTCTGCAATGAACGGCACACCTTCAGTATCTTTGAAATGCGTGGGATCGTAGACTTGCATCAATTTAAGATAAAGTGTTGCTACTTTTTCTAAACTGTCCTCAACAATCAATGCACGTTTTTTAGCGCGGCTTGAACCTAGACGGGCAAGCTGGCTGGCGTGTCCTTGTGAGCGAACACCTGACTCGCCACGGCCTGAGAGGACGTTTGAGATTCCCGACACTTCAGAGAACATTGAATCAATTTCGTGCGTGACTTCCCAAAGATTGCTTGGCATCTCTGGCCCCATGCGCTCTACTTTTGAGTTAGGCATATCGCTTGCAAGCAGACCACCTGCACGATTCAGCGCAAAGTTCTTTTCGTCTAGGATGCCAGTAAAGCCGGTCAAAGAAGTTGGAGGCGTGACTTGTTTAGATAACAGGTCAAGAATCTCAGTCATGCGGTTGTTCCGCAGGGCTTGCAAGAGCATTAGCTTTTGCGCTTCAGACTGTCCCCAAAAGTAATCGTATTGGGGGTTTGGGCAGATTTGGACGAAAGGACATTCGCCTTTGAGGAAGAGAGAAGAGCCTGGGCGGTCATAGATAATAACGTCAGGTGATGCAATTGTGACCACTTGGTAGTCCATTGTTTCATCGTTCCAGACCCATAACTCATTCATTTCAATGGTTTCTTCAGACAGTCGAGCACGGTATTTATTCATACCGTACAAGTCCATATTGACTTGTCCGTAGATGGTTGGGTTGGTGGCCGACATGACAATACGGGCTACGCCGTCACCACCCTCTGCCCCATCGTTACTAGTGTTCTTAATGTTGCCTGTTACACGTGAAACAATTTGCTCACGCTTGGGGTGCGAATACAGTCGCGCAAAAAGTTCAGAGCGAGTGATGTAGTACCGTTGGCACATTGCCTCTTGGCGATCAACGTAAGGTGTGTCTTCACGCAACACGCCCATTGCACCTGGCTCAATCATGTAGGGATGAATCCCTTGGTTGTAAACCAGTTTAATGAATGTGGTGTTGTAGACCAACGCCCAAGTAAGTGACGTTGAAAAGACTTGGTCAGCATTGCTGTTGAGCCACTCATCGTTCAAAGCCATAGTGAGCTTTGGCACTTTACGATGTTCACCTTCAGCAACTGAGGCACCCACGTTAACTGAGAACCGAGTGCTTTCTGCTGAATACAGGAATGAAGTCAGTTGATCTAAGTGCGGGTGAATCTTGTTGAAGTATGCGGGCGGCTCTTCAGGGCCAGCACCAAACAGATAATAAGATCGGAGAGTTCCGTAGTCGGCTTTGCGTTCTTCACGCGAGACCATACACTTTTCCATCAGGTCAAGATAGAAACTCTCGCGCTCATCATTGTTTGGTGGGATACGCATTATGTTTTGATCTTCAGGTTTTGTGGGTCTTGCATTGTTGCACGGGGATCAACCCTTGGGCCTGATTGTATCCCTGCTGCCTGTGGTGTCAAGCCCACCTGTTCACCTCTCACGGGTTGACCGAAGCGGCCAGCCAAGACTGAGGCCATGTTCATCCCTTGGAAGCCGCCACCCCAGATCGCTGAATCGCCGGCACGGGCTTCTTGCTGCTGCGGCGGGGGCGGTTGTTGGATGGATTGGTCTTTGCGGGGGCGGCCACGCTTTTTGGGTGTGGCAAACTTTTCGGCTTGCGCGTACTCTTTTTCGGTGAACTTGTTGTTGCGGGTAAGGTAGCCGCTTTGGTTCTCGCCCTCTCGGGTGGACTTGATGTCTCCCATTCCGAATTCGTTGGCAAGACCTTTGAGGTGCTTGTCGGCGGCTTTGGACTTGTCTGAAACAAAGCCAGGGCTTTTAAGAAACACTTGTAGAACCAATTCATCGGTACATCCCTCTGGGCAAGTAGGTTCAAAGCCTTCAAAGAAGCCATGTTCCTGACATTTGTAATCTCTAAGTATTCTACTCATCATTTATCCCCTATCAAGTTGATCAGCAAGACTATGGTCGTAGTCCGCTTTATTAACAATACCTAACTTCATTTTGATCTCGCCATCGACTACTTGTAATCCATACCCTCTTGCCAAGCGAGGTTTAGCAACTTTGCGGTATTCGGTGAATCTTGTGTTGTCCCAGTTCTGCATGACCGCTATTTCTCCCTTTTTCCAAGAAATATAGGCTTTAGAGACGCGAATCTGCACATATTCGGTAACTGGATACAATTCTTTCTGAAAAGTGTCTGTCAGCGTACTTAAACCAATGCCAGCGACCTCTGCAAACAGTTTTAACGATATTCCACGGTTTTCATCCGCAATAAAGCGTTTCATGATCCGCAAAAGCTCAGTTTTAGTGAGTACGGTTGGGCGAGTCATAAATTCCTATCTGTTTTAAGTAATCAGACACGTTTCTACCCATTGCGACTTCTTCAGGGGTTAATTCCTGTTGTTTTTTAGAGACATCTTTAGAAATACGTCTGCCAATGAGCTGTGGTTGGACTTGTTCTGCATAAGCAGCGGCTGCAAGGGCACTTGCAATCACTCGATCATCTTTATTGCGTCCTGAAGCCTCAATTGAGCCGCCATCTCGCGTCACAGTCTTCATTTCTTCAATGGTGTCCATGTCCCAGATGTCCATCATGTTGCGCTCGAAGTAATCCTTCATGTAGGTGAGCATTCTTTCTTTGGTAGCCGAGGTTGTCAACCATCCCATGCTTTGCGAGAGGCCGCCAAGGCTGTCGTTCTTGCGCCAGATGTAAGAAGTCATGCTACCAAGCACGTTCATCAGGTCTGTACCCATTTGGTTGCCCATGTTGGAGGCTAGACGCTTAAGATTGCGTAGTTCGTTGATGACGGCTTGGCCTGGACCATTGACTTCAAGGTTAAGCGTAGAGTTTTTGTAGGCACCGGCCAAGTGGGCAATCACCCAAGCGTATTGATAGGTGTTCATCTCGCTTGTAGCAAAAGCAGCCACCTGTTCCAATCCATCTGAATATGCACGATATACTTGAATACAAAAACGATCAGCCCAATCAGAAGAACCGTAAGCAGGATCAGCCCCGATAACATAATACGCTGTATCAATAGGCTCTTCCCACACTTTGAGAGATGCGAGACGTTCGGTACTCTTGAGGACGGAGGTGTCTTGGAAGTTTGCCCCGAAGGAGTATCGGTAATAATCGGGTAATCGTTTCTTGGCGGCCTTTGCAGCATCTGTACACCTCGCGTTTGAAAAGAAAGACGTTCCTGTCATTACAAAAGCGTAGTCTTCAGTTGGCGGGAACTCTTGGTACATCAGAGAATCATCCTTGATGCCTTCAGAAAGTTTCCAACGCCACCACGCAATCTGTCTTGAATTGATCTCTACGTTGTACAACTTCTTAATGTCCTTGACCCACTCTTTTTCTTCACCGGTGAGCTTTCCATCCCAATAAACCTTGTAAGTCTGGCCAAGTGGATCAAGTGAATACAGTTCATTACGCCACCAGCCACAAAAAATAGCCCTTTGCGTGCGTGCTCTTTTACTAGTGGTATACATATCGTGGAACATATTAAATCCACGGGCAGTAGATTCAAAGATGTACATTCGCATTGGGTTGGTTTCAGCCAAAGACGCCAGTAACGATGCAAGTCCTTCCTCGTCACCCCATGATGAAGTTTCAGTCCCATGTAGGAATGTGATTGCTTTTCCACGGCCTAGTGTCCCCTTGCTTCTTGTGCCGGCTACTTGATAGAACAAACGACTGCGGTTCTTCAGACTCATCTGAGTACGGTTATGCGCCAACACCGGTATCTTGTACTCTTTGGGCAAGCCTTCCATGTACATTGAAAGCGTAGACCTAAACATATCCCGATTCTCTTCCGTATCGGTTGTCAGCGTTCCCTGCAAGCCAGGGTTAATGAAGTGCCAGTACAGGTCGAGTGCCAGAGAGATCGTGGTAATCCCTAACTGGCGGCCTTTAAGGATCGTAAAGAAGTGGACATCCTCTTCAAGTCCTTTGGCAATCTCACCCATCACATAGGTTTGAGTGCCAAGCAGGTTATCCATCTTGCGTAAGCCCTGCTCCTTAGTCTCAATCTTGAGCTGCCGACAGAAGTGGTAGAACTGTTGCAGATTAAATGCGGCCATCTTGTTCCCAATTTGCTATCGTTGCACAGACCCGTTTGTCTTTTGCACACGCAATCAACTCTTTGTACATCAGTTCAGAATACTTTTCTGACCACTCTTTAGCCAGTTTGATCTTTTGCTTCTTGGTTCGGCAGCCAAGTGCCCGTCTCATTTGCAAAGAGAGGTCTACACGGCTCTTAAATAACTCACGTGATGTATCCAAGAATGACCTCTGCGGCCTT